TCAGCCGGCGGCGACGAGGTCTTCTGGCTTCATCGGGAACGGGTAGGCGCCGGGCGCCTCGTCGACGGGCTGGATCAACAGCTTGCCGTCCTCGTCAGGACCTTCGGCGATGGTGAAGATGGATGTGCCGCCGGGGCGGATGCGAACTCGGTCGCCGACCTGCATGATGCTGTACCTCTCGTGGAACTCGAGTGAAGGTTATCGCTCGCGTTTCTGCCGCCAGCGGTTGCCGTAGTCCCGCCGCCCCCAATGTGGTGGCCGGTACAGGATGGCGCCGCAGGTGAGGCAGTCGTAGGTGCGGTGGCCGCCTCGTTCGGTGCAGGCGCACGCGAACCATCCGACGAGGACCTTCCCGGGCCCGAGTGGGTGGCCGTTGGGGCACTGCTTGGGTGCGCGTTCGATCTTCCGCACCCACCCATCTTCGCACACTTGTTCGACGGTGGTGCTATCGTCATGTCGTGCCCGAGGGAAGCGGGCACACGGGTAGAGGGACACCCCGAGGGGAAGTTGGGGTGTCCCTCACTCGCGTCCAGAGTCGAGTAGCCACTGCTGGTATTCGGCTTCCCACAAAGCGATGTCCCACAATTCGTCATCCATGCCTGCTTGGACGCCGGCCGCTGCGGTCCGGTTCCCGGGTGTTTATTCCGGCCTCGTAATTCGCACACCTTGCGATATTTCGAGGCTGGTTCAAACACGAATGGCCCCCACCCTGTGAGGGGTGGGGGCATCATCGCGCAGGCTAGAAGGCCTCGAGGTAGGTGACCGCTCCGGACTCGACCACCGCGTAAGAAGGCACTGCGGTTCGAATCTGCACAGACAGCACATCGCCGGGGGCGACAGAGACACCAGAAACAGACACCGTGTGCGTCGTAGAGATCGTCGAAGCATTGTTCAACGCGAGGATCACCGACCCGTTCTTCGTCAGCGAAAGACCCCACGTGTTGCTGGTGTTCACGGTGCGAGTCACCTGGGCCCGGACGGTCACAGTCGCCGCGCGCGGGACCAGTAGCCCGCTGGCGTGGGCGGTGGCCGGGTAGCCGTCGGCCGGCGCCCAGTCGGGGATCACGTAATCCGTACCGCCGGTCGATCCTGCCGTGTAGCGGCCGTTCTTGATAACCCGCCACGGCGGCGTTGACCGCCACACCTCCACGTAGGCGGACCCGTTCCACACAAGCACCCGCTGGGCCGCGGAGTTCCCGACCCCGATGGTCGCCTCGCGGAGGTCCGCATACCCGGATCCCGTCCACTTCCTCAGTGAAGGCATGTCACATCACCACGTAGACGACGCCGAACGTGCCGGTTCCTGGTAGTGCCGCCGATGTGCCGACCCACAGCCCTGCCGCGTCACCGAGCTTGTCCAGCTTCCCGTCGACTGTCGCCGACGAGATCGCACCGATCGCGGACCGGGCAGCTGCAGCGTCTGCAGCCTTCATCAGGTTCCGTCCCACCGCCGTGGTGTCGGTGATGTCCGTCGACGACAGCGTGACCGCGCCCTTCCGGCCGGCGACCGAAGTAACCTCAGACGCCGGGTACACCTTCTGCTGCCACGACGACAGCGAAGTCGACGGCTCCGCAACCAACTGCCACTCAGTGCCGAGGTCGGTGCGATTACACCAGTCGCCCCGCTGTCCGACCAGCGCAAGCATCGCCGTCTGCGAGGCGACGTTGCCGAGGAACTCGGTGACCGCGATCGCAGGCAACTGGGCCTGCGGGATCTTGCCGCTACCATCCAGGTCCGCCTTCTGAGCCAGAGCAGGGACTGTTGGGGCTGCCGCAGTGCCAGCGAGGTCGCCCGCCAGCTTGATCTTGCCGAACACCGAGCTCGTTGCTGGCGGGATCATCTCAGCGGTCTGCTGCGCGTACTGCTCCGCCAGCTCTGCAAACCCTCGTGCAGCCTGTTCCGACAAACCAGCCTGCGTTGCCGAACCAGCAGATGCCGCCGCCTGCTCCGTCGCCACCCGAACAAGCTCAGCGACACGGGATTCAACGATTGGCGGCAACGACTCCGACGAGTCGATGACGTCCGACAAGTTGATGTGCCGCTCACCGGCGCCGTCCTTCGCTGGGGGCAGGAACGTCACCGTGTTCGCGCGCACCGGCTCACCCGGGATCGACACCCCAGGATCGGTTTGCAGGATTGGTGTTGCTTCCCACACAATCGGCACACCACCCGCGACCGCCGGCAACATGACGCCGTCACGGGCCTGCCGGTCCTGCAGCCGCCCCTGGACGACGGGGTACACCATTTCCCGCAACGACAGCAGATACGAGCCTGCCGGGTCGGGGACGTTGATCGCCGCGAACCTGTCGTGCGAGTCGAACCGGGCCCGGAAGATCACCTTGCCTTTGAGGTTCATCTGCTCCGGCAGTGCATCCACGTCGTCGCGGGAGTCGTAGTCGGTGATCTTCCACTGCCCGGTGACATGCTGCCACTCGATCGGATCACTCATATTCGCCTCCATCTGGGATCGGGCTGGACGGGTCGCGCCCTGTCGTTCCAGTCGTGTCGATGTCCCACCGGTTCACCGACAGTCCGGAGCCGTCTGGGCCGCCGAGGACGTACCACCAGAACGCAGAGTGAGCGACGGTGCAGCACACGACGATCTGGCCCTGCAGTTCCGGAGGGACAACGAAGGTGCGATGCACAGACCATGAGCGGGCCTGCTCGTGCAGACGCGCGTAGAACTTTCGCCGGCGGTACAGGGTTCGGGTCGTCAGATTCCACGCCTCGAGGTAGATCTCGGCGTTGCCTTCGCCGTTGCCGCCACCGAAGGTGACTTGTGCGTCGGCCCGCCACGTGCCTGCAGACTCGAGGAGGATCCCACTTCGCGCCTTGCTCGATGATGTGAAGGCCCCCGAGTAGAGGCTGGCGTTCTTGTTCGGGGAGTCGTTGACGTCGAACGGGATGGGGATCGCTGTTCCGCCCTTGATGTTCCAACTCTTCGTCAGTTCCACGCTGCACAAGCCTGAGACCTTTTCGAGCACATCCGTGCGCAGGCGAAGATCCTCGATCGTCTGGCCGAAGTCCTTCAGGTACGAGAGGTTGTCGACCTTTTCGGGCCTGCGGGCTGTGGGGGTCGGGTGGATCAGGAGCTTCGCCGACATTTACACCACCCGCATCAGCCGGAGCCGCAGCTGCGCGTAGTTGTTCCGGACACCCCAGGTGCCGCTACCGCTGCGGCGGACTGCCGCCATCGTGAACGTTGCCTCCGTGTTCGGCGGCACAGTCCCGTCCAGCATTCCGGGGTTCAGGGACATCTCCGAGTAGGTGCCGACGCGGACATGCCACCAGCCGGTTCCGATGATGTCGGGCGGGGTGTCGCCGCGGCCGTGCCCGACGAGTGTCCCGTTCACGGCGTCGCCCATGCGGATCTCGATGTCGATCTGCTGACCGATGGCGTGCCGGATGTCGACACCGCCAAGGAAGTCTGCGCGATACCGGTAGGGCCGGGCGGGGACTGTGAACGACACCAGCTGGTGTCGGGTGTCGGCGGTGTTCTTCGTGGCGTTGGGGAACACTTCGGGCCCGATCACGTACTCCTCGGTGGGGAGCATCGCGTCTTGGAAGCGCATCTTCCCGAGGGCGGCGTCGTGGACAAGGATCTGCTTGTCCGTCGGGGGTGTGGTTTGGTCTACGTCGACGGACGTGTAGATCGGACCTGCAGGCCCCTGTGGACCCTCAGGACCCTCAGGTAGCGGAGGAAGATCGATACCCACCGTGTACGGGCCACCATCAGCACCCTGCACACGAACACCCGGAGCGCCCTCCAACACCACACCATCAACTGTGACCGTGCCGCCTTGCATCACCGGCGCCGGACCCCGATCGCCCTTCGTGCCGAACGCGTTCTCGTACACGCGGAACGCGGCACCCGTCCACACCCACAAGTCGTCAGTGCCCGTGCGCCGGTAGGTGAAGTTCAAGTTCGACTCATCGAGCGTCATCGCGAGACCCTCGAGTTCCGGCAGGGTTCGGGTGCCCTGGTGCAGCATCCCGGCCGCGCCACGCTCACCCGGCTCACCCTGATACGCCGGCAGCCCCATCACCGCACGATCAGCTGCACCGTCCTGGCGGCGCCGGACATGGAGCACCGTCTCCGTCATCGGCGGCATACCCGGGGTCTGCGGGATCCCGAACACCTCGAGATCCACGTTCAACCGTTCAATCGGATCCTTCGGCACCAGACACCTCCATCACTTTCCGGCGCAACGCCGTCCACGCTTCATGCGCATTCGCGCCCAACGCGACCTCCCCTGTGGGGATGTGCCGCAACTTCACTGCTTCGCCGTCGCTGAGCGTGGACATCTCGACGTCCCCGAAGTCGGGGACCGCTTCGATCTGCGCCCGCGGGGCCCACTCGCCGCCGTCCCAGACCCGCAGGTTCAGCCAGTTCAACGCCGCCTGCGCGACAAGTTCCGAGTGTCCTGCTGGGATTCGTGCGAGAGTGCCGTTCGACAGCGGGGCGTCCCGCAGGAATCGGCCCATCCCCTCAACCATCGGGTCATCGAGTTCGAAGACAACTTCGCCCTCAGCCATCACAGGTCCTCTTTCAAGATCTCCGGAGGAGCTGGCGGCGTGACTCCAGGCATGTGGGTCTCGATCCACCGCAATAGCGTCCGGATGTAGTCGAAAGCGCCGCGCCGTACACGCTGCTCGCGCTCGAGCCGGTCCTCCAGGTCGTCGACCCGGGTACGGAGTTCGTTCTGGTCATCGCGGAGATCACGGATCTCCCCGTTCAACCTTGCGTTTTGTTCGTTGTTCGCTTTGAGGATCTCGGCCCACTCGGTGGTGGAGTTCGATTCCTTTGACGACAGTCGTGCCATCCGCGCTGTGAAGAGGGCCGCAGCACCGGTCACGAGGAGTGGAACGATTGTCGTCAGTACTTGATATCCCGACACCGACCACCCCCCAGGCGTGGAGGAGGCGGCAGTTTGAGCCGCTCACTCAGGGCTGCGACACAGAAGATCAGTGTTGCGATCGTGAGGTAGCTGATCGCGGAAACATACGATCTTCCGACACCGAGGAATATCTGTGCCGCGGAGAAGCTGATCGCCCACAGCAGGTTGAACATGATTCCTGACCCGAATGCGAGTCCCAGCATTCTTGGGTGTGGCCACGCAGCTGCGACCAAGGCGACCACTCCGGTCGAGATCCACCCGACCGCGTACCAGGAAAACGGGATAGCGCCATCAACGAACACGAGCTGTGCTGGCGGCGAGGTCAGTTGCGGGTCAACGTACGAAAGGCCACGCACGATCGACGAGACGCCGATCGCCGCAGCCGCGATTCTGCGGTACATGACCGCCCCCCTTCCGGAGTTGACGGTCAGGTGCCGGAGTGACGGCCGAGTCGCTGCTCCAACTCCACGCGCGCCTTCTCAACGGCGGAGGCGGCAGCCGGCAAGTCGATACGAACAGACACCGGCTTACGCTCGGCAGGCTCCCCGGCGACAGCGGGTGACGGCGGCTTCGCTGGAGTGTTCGGCAGCGCAAGCCCGCCAACACCCACCGTCAACAGGCCCGCGATCACAGCGAGGATTTGGTTGGACACGTCCGAGTCGACCACGCCGAGAGCCGCCAGCGCTGCGCCAACACCAGCCGCGACCGCGTAGATCCACTTCCGCACATTCGGATTCGCGAGCATGTCAGGCCCCCAGCTTCTTCTCGATACGGCCCAGCCGGTCCTGCAAGTCCGCGACAGCCCGCTCCGTGCGGTACGTCGCAGCGTCCGTGCACTGGATGAACGTCGCCGCATCCAGGTTCGCGGTCGAGCCCTCCACGAAGGACGGCCGCGGCTCGCACAGCTTCGCGTGCAACTCGCGCAACAGGCGCCGGTCTTCTTCAGTCATGTCATCCCCTCCTGGGATGTTTGCCGCGAACACAGCGCGGAGTTCGGATTCAGTGCCCCTGAAGGCGTTCACGTCGATCCGCTGGCCAGCTACTCGCGCCTGCTCCGAGAACTGGAGGATGCGTACCGGCATCCCGGGGCCGAAGTCGGACCAGCCGGCGGCGATCGTCCCCGGCGACGTCTCGTAGAGGGTCGAGGCGTAGCCAGTGCCGGTGACGTAGTGGGAGTTCCACAGGGCCGGCACATCGCCGAGATGCTGGCTGCCCATGCGGGATTGCCAGAACCAGCGTGGAACGTAGGTCGAGAACACGCGCATACCGCGGTCTTCGATGGCGCGGATGCGGGCCCATAGGTCTTGGACGGAGCCGCCGCCGACGGTGTCTTCATAGTCGATCTGGATCGGGATGCTCGTGTCGCCAAGGTGCTCGAGGAGTAGGTCGGCTTCCCGTTCGGGATGCGCCGACTTCCGGCAGAACACGTATCCGCCGAGCAGGCCCGGGAAGTGCTCACGCATCTGATCGCGTGCCCGCGGCCAGTACGGGTCCCGGTAGCTGTCACCCTCCGTCACCTTGTGGGTGGCGAACGAGAAACCCTCCCGCTTGGCGGCGGCGAAGTCGAAGTTGCCTTGATGGTTTGAGATGTCGATGCCGTACAGCACCATCGACTGCTCCTGTCGTTCGTTCGGGAATGCCGCGCCCTGCAGCAGCGGCAGCGGGTCGAGGCGGTCGCTGCCCGGGGGAACCCACATGTAGCGGTGCCACTCCAGATGCAGGTGCGGTGCAACGCCGCCGTTGGTGTTCGAGTCAGGGTTGATGCGGGCGATGCGCTGCCCAGCCTCGACACGCTGCCCCTTCGCCACTTCGGGGATGATGTGGCCGTACACGGTCGTGCCGCCGCCGTCGCTGTCCGGGTGGTCGAGTACGACCCACTGACCGAAGCCTGACGCGGGGCCAACCATGATGACGGATCCGCCCTGCACGGCGTGAACAGCGCGGCCGCCGCTACCGCCGTCCCATCCGAAGTCGACACCCCAATGAGTTCCACCCCAACGAGGCCCGAACTGAGAGGTGATGATGTGGCCGCGTTCGAGCGGCCAGAATCGTTCTGCCATTTCTTCTCCTAGCCGCCGAGCGCCACGCGTGACACGACGGAGGCGAGCTTGCGGAACTTGCCGAGCGCGATCGCACCCGGCTCACGCTCGGCATCACCAGAACCGATCTGCAGCCGGTAACCGATCCGGTCCGGCGACTCCTCGTACTCGATCTCCTCGAGCGAATCGACCTCGACCGTGCCGTCCGGCAACTCGTACGCGACCGGCGAACCCTTCTCGATATCCCGGCCGATGAAGTGCGGTGCACCGTTCGTCACCTCGATCGCCGCCGACGTGTAGCCGCGGTGATCGAACGCGGTCGACTGCATCGCCGCCATCAAATCCAGCGACAGGCCAGTGCCCTGCCCGGACACGAACGTCTCCTGGAACCGGAGCGGTCCAGCCTCATTCGCCAACGCGAGATCCTCGCGTGAATGGAACGCCATGATCCGGTCTTTGAGCTGATCGGTCAGCACGCCGAGCGACAACCCGAAGACGCCGAACGCGGCCCCGATCGCACCGGCGATGAAGTTGCCGGCGTTGATGACGAGGTCGTTCATCCAGTTCGGGGACTTGCCACCGCCAGTGACCCTGGTGGCGAGCGGAATGTGTGTCATCTGTTCGACGCGTGACACGTTCGTGTACTCGCCGGTCCGGTACAGCGCCAACGGAAGCCCCGGCAAGGTGCCGGCCGCTTTCTGCAGGTACTGGTTCCACGCCCGGTCCTCGCCGAGGATCGGGTAAGTGATCGCGCCGAGCGTGTCGTCAGCCACCTCGAGAAGAGTGCGGATCACGCCATCTGCCACCGTTCCGGTGAACGCGACCCGGTTGCCCATCTCGACGAAGTTCACGATCAGCGTGTTGCGGTCGAGCTTGAAATGGTTCGGGAACGGTTGCGGGTCCTCGCCGTGGATGTACAGGTTGACCTGCGGAACGATGTTGTTGGTCTTGCAGACCTCCTGCATCACATCCCAGTAGCGGTCCATGCGGGCATCGGTGATTGTCCACGGCGACGTGTCCGCCAACCCGACACCGCGAGGGTCAACCATCAGCGGCCACAGGGCGTTACGGAACACGTTCCACGTTCGCAGGTCGAACAGGTTGCCCTTCGGTATCGACCACAGCGAACCCTGCAGCCGGAACAGCTGCCCCTGCAGTTCGCCCTTCAGGACGGTGATAGCGCCACCGATACCGGTAGTCGAAGGCGGCTGGATCTCCGGGGGAAGCCACCACGCCGGCCACATGTGGATGTGGTTCAAGTACTCGAGGGCGTGGACGGCCTCGACATGGATCCAGCGTTTGCGGCCTTCCTTGATCCGCCCGTACTTCGTTGTCAGCCAGAACGTCCGGTAGCCGGGAAGATCCACCGAGATGGGGCGCATCGCGTAGCGGGACTGCTTGAAGAAGTAGTTCCGCCAGTGCTCGTTGTCCGGGACTCGGAGCGTCAACCCGCCCGCAGTCAGCTTCTTGTCGGTGAACCTCAGGTCCCGGAAGTCGCCGCACGGCCCCCAAATCTCGAGCTTCTTCGTCCAGAACCGCACCCTCGCCCGCGGGTGCGCATACTCTTCCCGATCGCTTTCGGCCTCCCGCTGATACTGGGCGTACAGGTCACGACTCACAGCAGCCCCTCCTGGAACTGCGGGACCGTGCCCCACAGCTTCGTCTTCGCGGATGCCTTCGAGATCGAGAACCGCACGATGGTGACCTCACCCGCGGGGATCGGAGACGGGGACCTGGCCAACTTCATCAGTGGCCACAGGTTCCGCCGATTGCCCTTCGCGTCGCGAGCTTCGAGTTCCTGCATCCCGTACTCGGTGTCCACCATCAACGTCTCCCCGGCCTTCAGTTCGGGGAACGTCAGGTCGGTCGCGCCTGCTTCGCCGTCGTAGATGAGTTGTAGGACCCCAGGTCCGGTGAGCGCGAACTTCGGCCAGCCCGCCACCTCTGGGCCCGGGTAGAGGGCCATCGATCCAGATGCCTTGCTGGCGCCGGTCGGGTTCCGCCACTCAGGTGTGGTGTCGTCCGCTGCTCGCGCCATCGGATGATCGGCGTACAGCAGCACATCGAACGCCGCACCCTTGTCCGCTGCCGGATCGGATCCGTAGGCGGGTTTGATGGACCCGCGGCGCACCGCGATCCACCGCAGCCCGAGCGAGGTGCCGACAACGATCCAACCCTGCCGGCGCCGGGACAGCAGCGTGCGCAGCCAGTCCCGGCGCCGGTGGAACTCGTCGACCGTGTCACCGAACACGTAGATCGGTAGATCGAGCTCGCCGTGGTCGAAGTTCGTGTCGACGTACTCTTCGCCGATCTGCCGTGCCGACTTGTCGAAGATCGCTGCAGACTCGACGTGCCCCAGCCCGTCCGGGCCTTCTCCAAGAACGAACCCTTGCGCGCCGGCGCCCGCCCCGCCGGACAGGTGGAGAACCACACCGTCCGGCGAGACGAAGTAGACGATCGTGTCGTCAGTGATCGAATCGATCATCTACCAACCTCCATCGAAGGATTCGGATCGGACGACCCGCAACGCTTCCCGGCCTGCAGCTCGTGCAGCGTCGTCGGCGTTGTGTGCGTTCATCTGCTCGATGTTCACGAGCGGGCCGGACGGCCGATCGGCGATGCGTCGCAGTTCGCCGAGCATCGAACCGAGTTCTGCGGTTGCTACACCCGACTTCGTGGACTGGGCGCGTAGTGCAGCGAGGTCACGCATGTCGACCTCGTAGCGGCGCCGATCCGCAGCGGTCTGCACCCACTCGGTTTCACCGGACAAGTTCAGTGCCGCAGCACCACTCGGCAACGCACCACCCATGTCCCGCAGGAACGTCGGCACCGGATTCAGCCGCTCGAGCATCTCCGCCACCCACTCCGGAGTGCCAGGAGCCGCCGCAGGAGCCAGCAACTCCTGCGGCGGGGTGTTCGACGGGGTGGGGAGATTGAAACGCTCAATCATCTCCTTCGCCCACTCCGAGGTTCCGGGAACTTCCGGGCCCTGGCGGGCGATCTCCGCTTCCGTGAACGACGGCGGCACCATGCCACCCACATCGGACGCCTTCAACGACAGAAGCCGGTCACCGGAGATGCCGAAGAAGTCGAGCGACGACCCCAACGTTTCGGTGACCGCGGACTTCGCCGCGTTCCCCAGGATGTCGCCGATCGTGCCCGAATCGCCGCGCTGCTCCTTCTGCTCGGCAGCGAGCGCGTTCATCGCCCGAACCAGATCGACGTCGGCCCGCTCGCGGTCCTTGTCGGTCGCGTCCGGGTCGTCGTATACCTCGTTGCGTTTCTGATCGGCCTCGTCGATCGCCCACTGCAGTTCCTTCAAACGGATCTGCTTGTCGGTGAACGACGTAGTCAACTCCGGCGCCGGCGGTGCTGCTGTCGCGTTGGCGCCCGTCTCGGCGGCACGCTTCTTCGCCTCCAAAGCCCGAACACGCTCCTCAGCACGCCGAACCTTGCTGTCCGCCTGATCCCGGTCCGCCTGCGACTTCTTGCCGTTCGCGTTGGTCCGGTCCCGGGCTTCTTGCGCCTGGGTGATCGCGATCCGCGCCGACTCCAGCGACAACTCGTCCTTCTCAGTCCATGTCGCTTTCTTCGACTCGCGGCCGTACACACCGAACCCGACACCCGATCCCGAGCTGTCGCCGGGAGGATTGAACGCCGATGCTGGCAGGTGGTACTGCTTCTCGAACTGCGAATCAGTCGGCCGTGCAGCGTTGCCGCCGTACTGGACACCATCGGAACTGGACTCGAACGCAACACCATCAAGCATCGATGTCATGTGCGAGTTCGGTCCGCCACCCCCGTTGTGGACACCGATGTTCAGTGCCGACGACGGCCCCATGCCAGGGCGGAAACCGAGTCCGAGGAAGTTCGACTCGGTCGTGTACCAGCGGGCTGCAGTGTCCAGGCCCTTCAGGAGTGCGTAGGCGAGACCGGAGTAGCTCGAGCAATCCCACGAAGGGTTGCCGACCTGCCCGTAGCCGTACGGCTTCCCGTTCTCCGCAGCGAGGCCGGCGTGGGCGCGCTGAGCGGCGATCCTGCCACCGTTCTCGAAGCCGGGGAGCTTCGGGAAGGTGCCGGCGTTGATCATCGCCAACTCCCGGTCGTACTTCTCCGACATCGCCGACCGGATGACCCACTCTTCACCGTCGACCATCGCGATCGGCACACCGCCGGGGGTGACCGCGTAGATGTCATCCGTGGCGGCCCGCCGCGGCATCCGGCCTCCACCCTCGAAGCCGGGTAGGCGGCCGCCGTCAGCGTTTTCGTTCAGCCGAATCGCAGGCAGAGGCCCCGCGATGTTGGTGGCACCGAACGCGCGGAGGCGCGCCTCAGCCCCCTGAGAGTCCGCGATGATCGTGAACGTCTTGTTGGGGATGCTCTTGTCGATGACCGCCTGAATCGCGTCCAGTGCAGCCTGATTCGGCGCGGTGATCTTGACGATGCCGGGCTTCCCGTTGACCTCGTCGATCTTGACGCCGACCTCAAGAAGACGCGCTTTCGTCTCATCAGTGATCGCCTCGGTCGGAATCTCGACGCCACTCGCGTTCGCCGCAAGGAGACCCTTGATCGTGGTCAGTTCCTGCTGGACCGACCCAGCGCCCCTCAGGGACGCCAGGATCGAGATGTCCCTTGGAACAAGGCCAGCCTCGATCGACATCTGACGGATCTCGTCGAGAGTCAGCCCGGTTGCGGCAGCGAGCCTCTGGAACTGCTCCTCGTTCTGCGCCCAGATCGGGCCCATCTCGGCGCCGGAAGCCGCCGCCTGGATGGATGCTTCCTTGATCTGGTTCAGCTGAGTGAGGAGACGGTCACCGTTGGCGGTCTGCGTGTTGACCGAACCGTCGGCGTTCCGCAACGCCTGCGCCCACCCCTGGGACTGGTCCCACGCCTCCTTCGTAGCCTCCGCAGTCTCGCGAACCTGCCGGTTGTAGGCCTGCATCGCAGCCCCGGCATCGATCGGCTTCCCGGAGAGGATGTCGAGGGCATTCTTCAAGGCAGACGTTCGATCAGCAGCGGTTGCCGACTCGTCCGACAGTGTCTTCACTGCCTCGGTCAGTCCGAAGAATCCCGGGGTGGTGTTCTCTGCGGCTGAGCGGATATCGAGAACCGTCGTCCGCATCTGACCGAGATCGTCGGCAGCCTTCTGTCCACCCTCACCCATCCCGCGAAGCTTCGCAGTCAAATCAGACCAAGTCGCATTGTCAGCCATAGCCCGAGCGACCTGCTCGTCCGTCATGCCAAGATCTTGGATCGCCGCCTGCGCCGCCTTCGCGGCATCCCTGCGCCTCTCCATCTCCGGTGTGCGGTCATCACCCGAGCCGCCACCCTTGACGACGTCACCGAACATGTCCTTGGCGTAATCCGTCCACCGAGGCCCGGTCTCCGCTGCGTCCTTGAAGGACTGGGCCAGGTCATGGACCTGACTAGTCACGTTCGCGATAGCCATGTCATCAAAGGCGCCCTTGGAGCGCGCGAAGATGTCACCAAGCTCAGACTGAGAGGTGCCGATACGTCGGACAGATTCGTCGTACGCCCGTGTTGCGGCATTCGCTTGGTTGACTGTGGTCATCCACGCCGTCAGGCCGATACCTGCTGCTGCGAGGCCGGCAGCCCAGGGGCCACCGAAAGCAGAGACGACCCCGCCGAGCGCTGAACTAGCACCCCGCACACCCGCCGCGACGGTGCCGCCCATGACGCCACCGAACCTGACAGCCTCGCCAGCAGCCGACCGGAATGCGCCGGTGAGCGGGCCCGATACGGAAGCGATCGCGGCCTGCTGAGACGCGAACGACGCCGCCGGCCCAGCCACAGTGCGGTACGCGTCGCCCATCTTCGAGATGACCGGGACGCGAGACTCGAGCACACCTAGAGCGGAGGTGAGACGACCAACCTGCTGCCCGGACATCTGCGCAAGGTTCTGCTGGACGTTCAGTTGGTCGTTGAACCCGCGGAGGCTCGCGACACCCCGCCCACCGAGATCGGCGAGGAACCCGCCGAGTCCGGTGGCTTTCAGGCCGATTGCTGCGATCGCGGCTGCCTGCAATGCCGGATCAAGACTCATGAATGCGGAGGCAACGTTGCCGACGACAGACCCGGCAGTGGACAGCCCGTCAACGATCGCCGGGGTGACGTCGCTGATCTTGTCGGCGGCGCCCTTCGCGAACGATTCGAGCGGACCGTCGACCAGGTCGTACAGCTCCAGCGCCAGCGTCTCGGCCGAGTTCTGCACCGACGCAATCGCGCCCGGCAAACCCTGAGTCTTCGCCGCAGCCACATCCGCTGCCGCGCCCTGACGGTCGATCGCCCCGCGCATCGCATCCCAGCTCGCGACACCATCCTTCGCCGCGATCGACGCCATACGCATCGCATCCGACCCGAACAGGGTCGCTGTCGCCGCCTGGTACTGCTCCTCAGTCATCTTCGACGACGCGGTCTTCAACTGCTCGAGCAGTGACCGCATACCGACGAACTTGCCGGTGGTGTCGTACACCGTGAGGCCGAGTTCTTCGATCGCACCCTGCGCGGGGTTGCCCTGATCGGTGAGAGCGAGCAGCGACGTCTTCAGCAGGGTGCCGGCGTCAGAGCCCTGGATGCCGGCGTTGGCGAGCATGCCGAGAGTCGCCGACGTGTCCTCGATGGACACACCGAACCCGTTCGCGACAGTGCCGGCCTGCTGCAGGCCCTGCGCGAAGTCCGTCATCTCACCGGCCGACGCGTTCGACACGTTCGCCAACACGTCAGCGACATGTGCGGCGTTGCTGGCATCGAGGCTGAACGCCTGCAGTGCCTGCGACTGGACTGTCGCCGCGGACGCCGCATCGATCTGCGCGGCAGCAGCCAACTGCAGGGTGCCCTTCGCGGCATCCATCGACTGCTGAACGGAGAAGCCGCCCTTGGCGAGTTCCGTCATGGCCATCGCAGCGTCAGCGGCGGACGTGTTCGGCAGCGACGCATCGTTGCCCAACTGTTTGGCCCGCTCGCTGATCTTGGCCATCTGATCGCCGGTCGCCTGGGAGACGGCCTGCATCGTGTTCAGGGTGTTGGTGTAGTCGTTGCCGAGGGCGATGACTTTCTGGAATGCGACACCGGCGCCGAGGGAGACGCCGATCAGGCCGCCGATCTTCGAGGCGGTACCGACCGCGCCCCGCAGCCCGGTTTCGAGCTTCGTGTTGAAGCCCCTGAGGTCAGGTGATACCTCAATGTCTATGCGGCCACCCGGCACAGCGCACCTCCTGGAGGTCGAAGAGAAGAAGAGTGGCGATCAGCCGCCGAGGAGTGCCGCGAAGTCTCGGCTGCCGAGCTTCTTAGCTTGTGGTTTCGCGGGTGCGGCATGGAGTTCCACTGCCGCTTCGAACACTTGCCGCCGTAGGTCCGCGACCGGCGGGGGCCGCCACGCGACGGGCGGGATGAGGGGCTGCGGTGGCGGTTTGATGCCTTGCCGTTTCCGCAGCGCCCGTTCCGCTTTCACTTCCGGGTCGTCGGGGTCGGTGATCCATGACGCGTACTCGGAGCGGAGGAAGTAGTCGAAGCGGTCGAGGAACATCGCGAGGTTCTCGGCTTCGTACGACCATTCGTCGGGGAGTCGCTCGATCAATGTTTCGAGGTCACGCCACTGGAGCGTTCGGAGCTGCTCGCGTAGGTCGAGGTGGTAGTGCCGGCGGAACCCGGCGTAGGTGGCGCTCCACCCGTCCTTGGTGAGGAGGACGGCTAGAGCGCGCGGAAGTTTCCCTCAGCGTCGAGCAGGCCCGCCCAGCCGTAGATGCGGTTGATCATCTTGTTGGCGACACCGATGTTCTGCTCGCCAATGTCGGCGGCCAACTGTGTGGGGTCGCCGTCGGCGAGGATGAACAGGAACCGCTCCTCCCACAGCTTCGTCACCGCGTCCGGAGCGGTCTTGCCGTCCTCGCCAACTTCGGGTGTCTTGCGGAGGAGGTGGGAGAACTCGAGAACTTCCTTGCCGGTGAAGTCGCAGCGAATGTCGTACGGCTTCCCGAACAGGGACACCTGGACGGGCGGCTGCGCTTCGACAGCCCACTCGTCAGACAGTTCGATACGGCCAGCGGGTTCGCGGGTGGTGTTCATTTCGGGCATGGGTGTGCACCAGGCCTTTCATCGTGGTTGGGGTGGTTGCGCCGGGCCCTTAACGGCCCACCCGGCGAGGGGCGGGCCCGGTGCACGTGGGGATGACAACCCCCGCCGGGTGGGTTTAGGTGTTTAGTCCGTACCGGTGTGTGGGTAGGACGGTCGCGGCCGGAGCTGAGATCCGCGGATGCTCTTCGGCAAGGTGCCGCTGCTTCAGAACCGAGGCAGCGGCACCGCTCATCGTGAGCGATTACGGGCGGGGTCGAGGTCTCGTTGGGCGGAGTCGAACCTGCCGGTAACCAGACTGTCCGCTATGTTCTCCCGGTCACACATGTGCTAGTCGAGGGGAAGTCACATGGCCACAGCTACCGAGGGCCGGCGTCGAACGAAATCGCCGCAGCGTTCGTCATTCCGTCCGGATCTCGAGGGGATGCGCGCGGTCGCTGTCCTCGCCGTGTTCATCAATCACCTGTTCGAGTGGCCCACTGGCGGCTTCGTCGGTGTCGACATCTTCTTCGTGCTCAGCGGGTTCTTCATCACCGGCCTGCTGATCCGAGAACGAACCGAGACCGGCAGTCTGTCGTTCTCGCACTTCTACATCCGCCGTGTTCGGAGAATCATCCCGGCAGCGCTGCTCGTCCTGGCGGTAACGATCATCGCCAGCTACATCTTCTTCCCCGCCCAGCGTGCGAAGGAGACGCTCGTCGATGGCCTGTGGGCCGCACTCTTTGGAGCGAACTGGCGATTTGAGAGTGTTGGAACGGACTACTTCCAGGAGGGCCAGCCGCCGTCGCCGCTCCAGCACTACTGGTCGTTGAGCATCGAAGAGCAGTTCTACTTCGTGTGGCCTGCCCTTCTGCTCGGGTTGTTCTTGCTCACCCGGAAGGCGGCTCGTCGCGGCCGGTCCGGCGTGCGGGTAGGCGCGCTCGCGGGCGGGATGGGCGTCATCGTTCTCGCCTCCTTTACGTGGGCGGTCCAGCAAAGCGCCGATTCGCCGTCCAGCGCATACTTCTCGACCTTCACACGGGTCTGGGAACTCGGCGTCGGCGCCCTCATCGCGATCGTCGGGCCGCTACTGGCAAAGCTGCCCACAGAAGGATTCCTTCGACCGGCAATGTCCTACCTCGGCCTCGCCGGTGTCGTCGCCTCACTGTTCCTGATCACCGAGTCGACGCAGTTCCCCGGACCTGGCGCAGCACTCCCGGTCCTTTCGACTGCTTTGGTGGTAGCGGCATTCCACGGCACGGATGCCCGCGCAGTGCCGTGGCTGACGAACCCCGCAGCCCAGTACTTCGGAAAGACGTCGTACTCGCTGTACCTGTGGCATTGGCCAGTGATCGTCGTGCTCGCTGCGGTCATGCCGGGCGACACGACCTACTACGTGGTCGCCGCGGTCCTCGCTCTTGTACTGTCCCACCTCTCGTTCACCTACTTCGAGGACCCGATCCGGCGGTCGAAGTGGCTGGAGAGGCCGACAGAGTTCAACCGCACACGCGGCGGAGTGACCATTACCCCGGAGATGTGGCAGCTGACCGGTGCGGTCGTCGCGGTCGTGGCACTCATCAGCCTGATGAGCATCCAGATCGTCGACAAAACGCAGCGGGTCGGCGAGCAGTACGAATCGCTGTACGTGGCCCAGGACCAGGAACTCACCGCACCAGAAGACCCCTGCTTCGGCGCTGCCGCTATGGGCAACCCTCAGTGCAGCAACAGCGTCGACCTCAAAGCGCTCCAGCCCGGCATCGACAACTTCGCGAAGGACACCCAGGGCGCATACTCGTGCTGGCGCGCTGAAGGCGCAGATGCCATGCCGAACTGTGTCCTCGGTTCCAAGAAGCCTGACGCACTGCGAGTCGCGCTGATCGGAGACTCGCACGCCGCAATGCTGCTGCCGGCGCTGAGCCAGTTCCTCGTTGCCGAGAATTGGAATCTCACCGTCCTCGTCGGCTACGGATGCCAGTGGCAGATCAACCCGAACGGTGAGTGCGGTGCGGTTATGCAGACCGTGCAGGACAAGCTCCTGTCCGAGGAACCGTATGACTTGATCCTGACCACCGGGACGCGGAAGTACGGCGATGCCGCGAACTACGTAGCGGCGTGGCAGCCAGTGGCCGACCGTGGCACGAAGATCGTTGCCATTGCCGACAACCCGCTGGTTACCGAGGAAGCGTTGGCGTGCCTGACGCGCTTCGGGGCGGGACCCGATGACATTGCCGGCTGCGGCATGACGACGGAGCAAGGAACTGGTAAGAACGACGCGATCGTCGCGGCAGCTCGATCTATGCCCGGAGCTTCCCTGGTGGACATGACCGATCTCTACTGCGTAGGTGGTCGATGCCCCGCCGTGATCGGTAACGTTGTTGTCTACCGCGACACCGGTGGACACATTTCCGCCACTTACTCCAAGACCCTGGCCCCCTACCTGGCTGAGCGAATCAACACGGCCAGGTAGGGCGGAGCGTTCGGTCAGTACGCCGTGTTCAGGCTGTATCGGATCGCGGCGTCAGCAGAGCCGTTGACGAACGTGGGTGCGATCACCATCCGCACGAGCTGACCGAAATGCCGGATCGTTCGCGAGACAGTGACCGGCAGGTTATCGGTCGACCGCGCCACGATCGTCGGATCACTGGTAACCGGGGTGATCGTCCACGTCGATGTCGACTCGTTCGCCGTCCCGTCCCACACCGCTCCCGGCGTGGAGCCGTCGAAGTAGTTGTCGACGTCCGCGCCGGGATTGGCGTTCGCAGCGTCCACGCCGAGGGTGTCACCGACCGACCATTGACCGCCGTTCGCGATCGCCACGCGAACCCGGGCTCCTGCAGCTGAAGCGGGTGCGACCTTGTTCTTGACGCTCACGCGCGTCCACTTTCCAGCCGGGCAGGAAACCCCGTCCGCCCAGGACGTCGAGATGACCGACGACCCAGAGGTCTGCCACTCCAGGCCAGCCCGCAGGACGACACCCCTCGACGGCTTGACCCAGATGGCGCCTGACAGGACCTGTGTGGCGGCCACGGCGAACAGTGGGGCTTTCACCCCGCCAGAGTTCGCCGCCGGGGCTGTTGTCCACGCCACCTGGTAGTGGGTAGTCCCCCGGTGGGCGCCCCCTGTGGGACGTGAGACTGACGACGCGCCGGAGCCGTTGTCGGCTGCCCACCCGGTCGACGACGCCTCTCCGGAAGGATTCGGAACCAGGTTCACCTTGACGTGGCTGTCGGATCGGCCGCCGTACCAGCCGACGCCTTCAGCGATCAGATTCGCGACCTGTTCGGGCTGAAGGTCGTGCCACCGGAATCGTGAGTAGCCGGCGCCGTCGATATCCATCGCCCCGAGCTGAAACTTCGCTGTCAGATACCAGGAATCGAACGTGCCGACTGTGCCGTGCACGTCGAGGTGCCACGTCAGGCCACGTTCGGAAGCCTCCGAGAAGTCGACCCAGCATTCAGGCTGGGCATGCGCGAGATCACCCGTGCCGGAAGAGTTGACGGCCAGATCGTGGACGATCAGCGATGTGCGGTGGCTGGTCATGCTGCGCTCCTCGGGTACCAGATTCCGCGGGCGCGGCCAAGCAGAAGCCATGACGGCCCGGAGACTGGATAGACGGTGTTGTTGGTCATGCCGATTCCAGGGTTGAAACCACCGGAGAAGGGGCCAGCGCCGACATCGGACACCATCTGTGGAGCCTGTTTCCCGCGGCCGGCGCCGAGGCCGGTCAGGTCGTACTTGTACGGGCCGATTTGGGCTTCGACATACCCGCCGCGAGCACCGTCCGCGCCCGGCGCATCGAGGTCCACAGTCAATGCGGCGTAGTTCCAGTTCATCTTGTTCTCGTTGTCGCCGGGATACGGAGGTGCGGGTGTGCTGCCCTGAGCGGGGATCACGACCTGATCGCCCGAGTCGTTGGTCAGCGCCCACGTGTTCGAACGTGTCGGTGCGCTGCCTGGTCCAATGAACCGTCGGCAGGTCAGTCGGAAGAAGCCGCGGGAGGTGTCGTCCCACTGCTGGGTATCCAGGCCGAAGAAGAAGGAGTTCGGCCCGTTGTCGATGTCGCAACCGCCGAGCGTGTACCAGTATTCAAGCTTCACCAGGCCGTTGTCGGCCCATCGGCTCATGTTTCGGTAGGACCCTGCGCTGGCGTGGTTCGTGACAATCCCGGTTGCGTTCGGACGGGGGCCTGTCGAGATGACCAGTGAGTGTGACGATCCCTCGATCGCCCGCAGGGCCGTGCGCGAGAGGGGTGCGATCGCCGTGGAACCGCCGATGTGATCGCGCCACGACGAGAAGCCCTCGTCGAAGTTATCGTCGTAGAGCACCTGCGGCTCAGTGAATCCGGGACGCTTCCGGTTCGCGTCCGGCCACCGGGCGGGACGCATCACCTCGTTCTTAGCGAGGACCATCAGAGCTCAACTCCGTTCGAGTCGTACAGGGTTACGTCATCGCCGTCCCGAACCACAGTCACGGCCGACTCTTTGGGGGCATAAGTGGCGTTCAGTCCCTGTTCCGACAGGCGGCCGGTACCGGTCATGGTTTCGAGCTCATCCAGGCTTTCGTACGCCACCTTGAGCGCCTGGTCAGTGTGGGTCATCGCAGCCGCATTCAACGGCGTCTCACCAGGCTTCGCCGGGCCACGATTCGGGTCGTCTTTCCACCCACCCGGATAAAACGATTGATACGGCATCGCCGTCACTCCTTACTCAGGATCGGAAGGCCCAGAGCAGCCCCCACACGCCCTCCCCGTGGACCTAACCGCCGGGGAGGACGTCACCACCCGGCAACACGCCGGGCAGCAGGGGCCCTAAGGGGTCGACGGGGCAAGCGGATTGAAGCTGGTGATCGGCACAACCTTGTCCAGAGCCAGCAGCTCGAACTCGAACCCGTCCAGGGTTTCGCCACCGAACACGCGCGGCGGAGGCGTCGTCAGCGTCACTCGACTGCAGTAGAAGCCAGCCGTGCCGTCATCGTCACGGAGCAGCAGCTGAATCGCGAACTCCTCATCATTGCCCGGATTCCACTGGAACACACCCGAACTACTCGACGTCTCCGTGATCGAACCACCCTGCAGGGCAGTCAGAACCGTCGCCTTCGAGTAGTCCGTCGCACGAAGCTTGATCCGCTCCTCGAGGGTGCCCTTGATCGCCTTGTACGGGGCTGCACGCCGGTTCCACACCGGCAGCGTCTTCAGATCACGGCTCGGGTTCACCTCGAAACCAGCCTCGATACCACCGAACGCATCCCAGGCGACACCCGGGCTGGTGCCAGTCACCGGGGCGACCGCGAACGGATCTTCGGGCATTGCAGTGCCGGCAGGGGCACGGTAGACGTCGCCATCAAGCCAGACATACGCCTTGTTGGGATCTGCGTGAGTACTCACGAGAATGTCCTCCTGAATGTGGGGCCCACCCGGAAGTGAGCATGAAAAATTGCCCCAACCGTGGTGTGGCAGGGGAGGTTGGTTGGGGTGTTGCTACTGGCGGGGGGCGCGCATCTTCAGTTCGACCCGCACCACAGCACGGAACAGTGGGAAGTCGATGCCGCGTTGGGTGTCGACCATCGTGATCGGCCCGTCAACCCACCGACCCGACCAGGCGGAGCCGCGGAACACGATGTTGTGGGCGCGGCCCACAAGCTGACCGGCCATCGCCGCGATGTTCCACGACAACTCTTCCGGATCAACCGTGCCGCCGAGGATCTCGATCTTCGGGGCCCACGCATTGATCTGCACCATCGGCTTCCGCAACATCGGATCGACACCCACATTGCCCGGTGCCGCCAACGTCACGAACGGGCCCTGCAACGGATCCGGCAGATGCCGAGTAGACACCACCGTCCCCGGAACCAGATCCGTGAACTCCGGCTTCGACAACAGGAACTGTCGGACAGCACCAGGCGCGAACGGAATCGGTGACGGAGCCATCAACTATCACCCGCCCCTCGGTCGCCAACCTGAATACTTGCCGTACTGCCGCGCAGAATCCGTCAGTGCCGCATGAGCTGGGGTATCCGAGGTGCCGAACTCCTTGAACACCGCGTCCGGGTCGTCATCGACCACGAACACACGATCACCTTCGACCTCAACTCCGATCCCGTCGCGGTAGTCGCCAGTGAGCACCGGGGCCGCGGCACGGGCTTCGCTCGCGATCCGACCCGCCAACTTCCGGCGATCCCGCGTGGAAATCCGGCGAGCCTCCCGAGCCGCGACGTCGTGGAAGATCCGGACCCGCGCGGCCACGATCAGCCCTTCGTCGCGGTCGCCGTCTTCACGGCCGGCGCCTCAACGGTCACAGTCGTAGCCGACGGAACAGCCTCCGCCGGATCCCGCCGCGCCTTGTGATCCTGGTACGCGCGCGAACCGCGAGCAGCCCAATGCTTCTGACCGTCGTGCTGGTACTCCACGATGTCGTTGTCGTTCTCGCTGTCAGCCTTACGAGGCATGATTACTCCTTCATGTCGGAAACTGCGCGCACGTTGGCGGCGATGTAGCGCTCCCGTCGGTCTCCGCGGATCTGCTTCCGCGGGCGGGGGCGGCCTTCGATTTGGTAGACGCCACCCTCAGGGCCCTCGAAGGCGTCCTTCTGCGTGGGGAACGGCGTGAGTCCCGGATCGAGTAGCAACACGTACGAGCTGACGACGTGATCGGCCGCGAACTCCGTGTTGCCAGCATCTACCGACGCCGCCGATAGCTGCCGCTGCTGCAGCAGACCGGTCCACGGGACCCGCGTCGGGGGGCCGGGAAACCAGTTCCCTGTCGACGGGTCCTGAACCTGGTTGGGGTTGCGCACCAGTAGCGTCCACTTCTCAGGTAGGCGGCGCATCAGACACCGCCCACATGGATTGTGAAGGCCCCTCCGGTCCCATCTGAGCCCGGCGACAGTGCCGCCAGTTCACTCTTCGAGAACCAGATCAGGTCCGCCCCGGTCGTCGTGTAGCTCGTGTTGATCTCCGGGAATTGTTCCTGCTTCGTGAGGACGCCGATCCGAAGCGATTCGAACGCGCGCAGCACAGCCGCCACGAGTGTCCCGCGCACCTGGTCGCGGTCCAGTTCACCTGTGACGACACGTTGATCGAGGCCAGGCACGAGCGACCGCAGTTTCGGCGCCGCGAACGAGATCAGCAACTCGATACGGGCCAGCTCCGCGCCCTCAAGTTCCTCACCGAGAAGTCCAGCGACCTCAGTGGCGGTGATGTACTTGTCAGTCGTTGCCGGAGTCGTCATCAGCGGCTCCTTCGCTGCTCAAGGCGTCCGTGATCACGGCGAGGATGTCGGCCTTCTTCTTCGCGTCGCCGAGGCCGATACCGTTCGCGGCCGCGTACGCGTGCAACTCGGGCAGCTTCCAGTCGTCAGACGGATCGCCGGCGGGCCACTCAGGGCCGCTAGCGTCCACCTCCGGAGCCGGACGCTCAGCCCAGGCGGCCGGGTTCGTGATCAACCCGGCCGCCCAGCCTGGAACCTGATCGGCCGGCCCGAACACGTGAAACACCCCAGAGTCATCCGGGACGTGGACATGCGTTGCGAGCCGCGACATCACAGCACCTTCGCGATCATCGTCGCGTTCGCGTTGCCGAGGATCGGCAGGCCGACGCCGGACGCCTTCGTCCAGCGGGCGACAGGATCGTTGTCGACGTAGGAGCCGACTACGACACCGGGCGCCTCCGCCGCATCGATGCTGTACTCGGGCTCGATCGCCTCCGCAGTGGTGCCCCACAGCGTCTCGCCCAGCTTCACAGTGGATGCGCCGGTGTACAGGATCGAGTCGTCCGGGATGAGGCGCATCGGGTTGCCGTTCGCGTCCTCGACTTGCGCGTCGAACACCTCGAGCGCCGGGTGCCCAAAGCTCGTGAGGAGCGCGTTCACCTGGTCGACAGTCACGATGCCCTGCGTCGAGCCCGGAGGCAGGCAGTAGGCGCGGATCTTCTCGTTGCGCATCAGCGTCGACAGGACACGCTGCGACGTGATCGCCCGCCCCGGGTTACCGGAGTTGCGGGTGCGGTAGGTGTCGAACCACGACATCTGATCGGCGATCGGATCCGCGGCGCCGGACCAGACAGTGCTGGCCGTGATGGTGTGCGAGGCGTGACGACCGAAGTCGGCCTCAATCTCGAGGCCATCCTGCGCGAGCGACACCTTGCCGGTGACAACCGCCTGAGCCTTGGCGATGATCAGCCGCGTGTGGATCGCCTCAGCGAGCTCCACACCGTCCTTGAAGATCAGATCGATGATCGCCTGATCAGCCTTACGCATCCGGAGACGGTCGTACTCCCCGAGGCGTCGCTTCTCTGAGATCGGCGGCAGCTCACCGGAAATCCGGGTGACACCCTTACGGGGAGTCTGCGGCGCCTCAACGTCCCAAGCGCGGAACTTCGCTGCCCGGCGCAAGCCGTGCTGGGTGATGTTCGCGCGGAAGTCGACGTCGTCGACCAGGGTGTCCGGGAGCAGACTGTCGATCAACGCGAGATCGTTGATCGGCTGATCCTTGAGTGCCTCGCGGACGAAACCGGTCAGCTCGGCGGGAGTGACATAGTCACTGTTCAGTACGAGTGCCATAAGTCACCCCTCCTTAGAAGTAGCGGATATCGCGGGCAGTGGCCTGCCCGGCAGTGTTGACAGAGACGGGGAGCTTCGCCGCAACGACAGCGCCGTGCCACAGCAGGGCCCCGACAACCACGGTTGCACCGGCCGGCACCTTCACCGCGGTGAACAGGTGGCCCTCGATCGGCTCCGTGTCGCCGTTGCTCCACAGGACGTACCGGTTGCCAGCCTTCTTCAGCGGGAGCCCCGACTTCAGCGCACCGTTCGGGTAGTGCGTTGCTGCCGTGAACGACGCGACGGTCAGATTGATCGAGCGCGCGGTGTCAGTACCGTGCGCGGATGCCAGCCACGACTGGTCGTCCTGGCCGAAAGTCTCGGTCTTGATGGTCAGATCCATTGAGCTGCCCTCCTTCTGGGGTCAGTTGGTCTTGTTCTTGCGCGCCAGGTAGGCGGCTCGACCGGAAGCGACCGTGCCAGTGCTTTCGCGCTGCCCACCGCCCTGGCGGCGGTCCGGCCTCGGCGTCTTCCGGGTGCCGCCTTGCGCGGCTAGGTACGGCTTGTCCTTCAACAGGTCGTCGATCGCGTCAGCGATCTCGTCCTGGTCGACTTCGCCGTCCTCACCGACCTCGAACTGGTCGAGGTCGAGAAACTTGTGTGCGTCAGAGGGGTCTGCCAGCTTCGTTGCGGCCGCCGCCCTCACCTCTGCGCTGATGATGCGGCGGTTGGCGCGGGAAGTGATGCGCTCCTCGATGATCCGAGTCTTCTCGTCATCCTCGGTGTCACCGCTCGGCTCAGGCGACTTACCTGCCCTCAGGCGCCGCAACTCGGCTTCCGCCGCGATCCGGCGGGCCCGCTCCTGCTTGCTCTTCTCCTTCAGTGCGGCGAGAGCCTTCTCTCCCTTCGGGCCGAGAGGCTTGTCGTCATCGCCGTCTTCCTCGCCATCAGCGCCGTCGTCGGGGTCATCGATGCTGTCGTCGCTGTCGTCATCGACCCCGTCGTCCTCGCTTTCGGGGGTTCCCTTCACGGGTCCGACGCCGCCGGGGCCCGCTCCCACGAGGAAGCGGAGAGCGTCGAGGGCGGACAGATCGGCAGGCAGGATGGTGCTGGACATGTGCGGTGTCTCCTTCTTGGGCCCAGTGCGGGCGCGGACGCCCCGTTGCGGAGCGGATTAGGGATCGCCTGCACTGAGCAGGCGAAGCATGTGATGTCACGCAGCGCGTGAACGCGCGTCGAGGATGTAGCCGTTCAGTCGGAGCAGGCGAAGCGTGTCGTCGCGGGAGCGGGCCAGTTCGTAGATCGCCTCCGGCATCAACCGTGGCGTCGCGCGAACACTGCGACCCCGGGCGACAACCGCCCTACCGGCGAGACCGCGTCTCGTCATGCCTTCGGATGTCGTGTTCAACTGCCGGCCGTACACGTCCCGGGTCGCCATACCCCGGCGTAAGAGGCTGCTGCCGGCCACGTCGAGGCCGTGGGCGCCGCGGCGAGCGTTCACAACCTGGCTGATGTCGGATCCGTCTCGGATCGCCTGCGCCCCAGCCTGGGTGAAGACCTTGTCTTGTTCGCTCTCAGACAGGCTGCCGAAGAACTTACGGGGATCGGTCCGAAGGTCACCAGCGGTGTCCTCGCGGGCGGGAATATGTCGGCAGTTACATTGCGGGTGCCGCAGAAACCCCGCGCTGTACGGGTAGTACCTCCCAGCGAGAAGCGCGCACCGCGAACACGAGCGCCCGACAAGCATCCGCACGTAACCAACACGCGGGCGGGCCGCGATCGACAAACCTGTCGCGGCCCTCGCAGTGTCAGCCAACAGTGTCTTCATCCGTAGCGCCATCGGCTGCAACCCGGAACGCCACGCCGCAGCTGGCGACGCACCCTCGGCAACAGCAGCCTTCGCAGTGATCACTGGACCGTAGAACAGGCTGTCGAGTGGCCGCCCGTCCGACGCAACCCCAACCAGAGCCGCAGGGCGAGCCTGCACCTCAGGCGCGACGGATACCCCGGTCTCTTCGAGAGTTGCGGCCACGTAGGCATCCGAGCCTGCGACGGCTTGCTGCTGTCCAGCGATCGCAGTTGCGACGAGCGCGTCCACGTTGCGCGCGAACCACGCGTCGAAATCGCCCGGAGGGCGAGAACCCCACAGCTCAGTGACCAACTCCAGGAACTCGAGGATGATCTCCCGCTGCGAGTCGTAGTAGCTACGCGACGTCGACGGGATCATCAGCACCCAACTTGTCAGTCAGCCGAGTAAGAGGTGACCGGGCCGCCTCCTGCTCGAAGTAGCCGCGCTCGCGATCCTTACGAGGCTCATCCCAGCCCATCTCATCCCACGAACCCTCCTGCGACAGCACAGGAGTGCCACCGTTGAGCTTCTGGATGAAATCAGCCTCCTCGGCCTTCGTTGGGGTCGCGGGGTTCCGCCACTCGACACGCATCGCCCGAGCAGCATCAGGCCACTCACCCGTACGGAAACGCTCATACAGCGCCATCAACCAGCCGATACCGACACCCTGAGACTCGTTCTTCTCCTCAGTGTTCGAGATCAGCCGGGACTCGTCTGCACGGATCGCGCCCTCAGCGGCCGGGTTGGCCGTGTTCTGGCCGAAGAACCGGAACGGAAGACCCGTCACCGACGACGCCATCGCCGCATAGTGATTCGTCGTCTCGTGGAAGTTCTTCAGATCCGACGGCGTGAACTGGCCGACCTTCACCTTGTCCGGCGCGGCCTGGTTGGCCCAGATCGCCGTGTAGTACGACTGCCAAACCGGGATCGGTTGACCGGTCTTGTCGACGAAGTCACCCTTCGACATGCCCAGCACCCACTTCTGCGGCACTGAGTGCGTCTCGAGCGCCACCTGCAGGTTCGTCAACGAGCGTGCAGCCGCGTCGACGAGCGGGATCAGGTCGGCCATCTCCGATGTGCCGTTCCAGCTACCGAGCCGGCGCCGATTCAGGAACATCACGCCAGGGACGCGGCCAAGGTTGTGCTCGTCGACGCCGTCATCATCACCGACGGGATCAAGTTCCCAGCCACCGCGGCCCGCAACAACCTGCAATGTCTTGTCGGGAAGAATCAGCGTGCCGACCCGGCGGCCATCCTCAGTCCGGTACTGGCGGAACAACGCATCCATCCGTCGCCGACTGTGGTCGATCAGGCATGACATCTGCAGCGGCGACTCGATCGAGATGATCGGATGCTCAGGATCATCGGGATTCGTTCCGACGGTGCCGAAGCAACGGCCGAAGATCATCGTCTCCGTGTTCAGCAGGCCGATCTCCGACGACAGATTGTTCGCGTCGAAACCCTCCTGCAGCGCCCTGCTGTGCTTCTTCTTGCCGCCCGCGGCCATGATCGACTTGATCTTCTGTCGGCGCGCGATTTCGCTGATGTACATGCGGTTCCAGTTGATGACCAACTCGAACATCCGCAACTCTGGCGGGACAGCGATACCGATCTGCTTGAGCCGCTGTTCACCCTCGAAGTACGCCTCGCACAACTTGTCCTTCGGCTGCATCCTGTGCAGCTTGGCGTTCAGTCGGCCGATCATGTCCCGCTCGTCATCAGAGAGCTTGGTACGTAGGGCGACAGCCATCAGCCCTCCCTTCAGAAGCAGAACATGCGGTTATCAGTCGATTCGGCGGTCCAACCGGACTCGCGTGCATCAGCGGCCGCCTCGTGGGCGATGATCGACGCCATCGCGACGTCGATCTTCTGGTGATCGGCAGGCTTGCCGAGGATGTACTTCTGTCCAGGCTTCGCGACCTTCCGGCAGTTCGCGATCGCTGTCTCCGCTAACGGACACCCGTCGTGCTTGATGCGGCCCGTCCTCAAGTCAGCCTCGAAGCGTCGGATCGCGGCGTACATCACCCCGACCCGAGGTGTGGCCCACTCGAAAACGTGCTCCTCACCGTGGTTGAGGGTCCAGTCGCCAATCTCCGAGTACCAGTCCTGCGGATCGCAGTACATGCGACCGACCGAGAACGTCGAGAACAACTCGTCTACAGCCGCATTCACTTCCGATCGCGGGATCTGGTCGTTCCACTCGGCCGGCTTCCACACCGTCGGGCGACGGTCCGGTCCATACCGCGGCGTGAACTGCAGACCATCCAAGGTTTCGGCCCGGATCGCGGTCCAGTCGTTGTTCTCCGAGCCGTCGAACCCGAGACAGATTGGCGTACCTGGCTCCGGGTTAGGAAGCCAGAGCTGCGGCATAGCAGCCCTCCCACAGTCCGTCACGTAACCAGGAGCCCTGGCCGTACACGAGCCGGTTCCCGAAGAACCGCTCAGCCTGCGCCGGATCGGTCTCGTTCAACTCCAACGCCTCCGCCTCGATCGAATCGAGATTCACCCAAGGCGATCCCTCGTACACGTACTTCAGGATCTTGCGGCGATCACGCTTGTTGCCCCACGACAACGCCTTCGGCGGGATCCGGAAGAACTTGAAAATGTCCGGCGCCTGCGACTCATACGTGCGTTGCGCGGTCGAGTTCTCCGACGGATCCCACGCATTCGTCGTCTCCATCGTGCGGCCATTCATGCCGGCCGCACCACGTCTCTGAGTCTCAGCGACAGTCACCATCTTGTTCTGCTTCGTGTACAGCCCAGACTCATCCTGCAGTGCCCACGAAATCGGATTACCCAGACGCCCTCGCGCACTCGAGGTCACGGCATCGATTCGGTCGAAATCATCGCCACCGGTATCGCCAGCGATGCGAATGAAGCCCTCCCGCACAGACATCAAGTCCGACAACGGGCCGAGCTGGATCATCGCCGTCAGTGGGCGATAGACATTCGCGACCTGGTCCTCGTTGTTCGCGGTCAACTGGATTACCGGCGACGGATGACGCATCCCCATCGGCTCGCCAGGCTCATACGGGTACTCCCACCCGCAGCCACAACCCCAATCGGAGCAGGCGTACCCGTCACCAGACTCCGCCCAGCCATAGAACTGCGACGGACCCACAGCCTCCAGGCACGCCATTGACGCACCCCACGGGCCCTTACCCGTCTTCTGTGGGGCAACGATCTGCGCCCGGCGATACACGAACGCCTGATTGAACAGCGGCTCAGGCTCCCCAGATTCGCCGACCTGCCACTCAGCGTCCGGACGCACCTGCAGATACTTCGCAGCACACCAGAACTGCCAGTCAGACCACACGAACTCGGCGCCACGCCGGTATCCATCCGGGACCCGGCAATGGTGCCGAATCCAAGCCTCACTGACATCGCCCAGAGTTGGGAAGTCGACAACGAAGCCGTCAGTCTCCGCCATTCGCCACCGCCCGCAACCTTCGCGTCGGCTTCGACGTCGACGCCGGCGCGGGCTTCTCCTCCCGCTTCGACGCCACCTCATCCGCAGCAATCTGCCAGCCGTTCTCCTTCAAACCAGCCGGCGTCAAACCAATCTGATCCGCGAAACGATGCACCGACCCACGGTCAGCCGCCGTCGCGTCACTCGTCTCACAGATCACCGACGTCCGCACCCACTGGGCGACAGACTGCCAACGCCACGGCTCACGAGCCCACGCCACAGCCTGCGGAGTCCTCCACGCCCACGCCCACAGCTCAGCCTCACGGTCCGCGATCAGCTCCGTCGCATCCTCATCAACAACCTGACGCTTAGAGCCCTTCTCCCCGAACTCCCACCGCATCACACTCCGACGCAGCAACGGAAACTTCGGAACCTCACCCGAGAAACCCTCCGCAGGCAAATCCGTGAACGACAGACCACGCCGATCCGAACGACCCGACTTCGGATCAACATCCGGCCCAGACCGGTTACGGGCACCACCACGCGCCATACGTCATCACTCCTTCAGGCAGCATTGCGCCGCAGTCGGGAACCAGCAGGCAGTGCGCCGGCCACGCCCAGCTCATTCAGCCGAACAGGAAGAGTTGCTCGCCGCCCCCACGATCTCCCTTGGCGACATTGCAGGCAAGGTGCGCGAGCGCCACATTCGATGGATCATGCGCGCCACCGCAAGACAGTGGAATGACATGATCAAGCGAAGCGCTATTCGGGTGGGGATAGACCAACGATTCACGGACCTTGCCCCCGCACAGATGGCAGTGCCACCTATCCCTCGCTGCGATCACTGATAGCCGAACCGGCTCCCCGGTCGCAGCTTTGGCTTTTCGCGCTCTGCGCCTCTGGCAACGATCCCGCGCGGCATCGTTCCACACTCTTACCTCGCGGCCATCTGCGCGCCGTTCTCGGTTACACAACAGCTTCCCGTGCTTCTCGCAGCAGCAACGCTGACCCCGCCGATAAGGGCGAAAGAGGTTGCCGCACTCGGGGAGCGCGCACTCGACCTCATCGAGCGGAGCTGGGAGACGCTGTCCATGCGCGATGTCGCTGCAGTTCTTTGAACAGTACCGCGCACCCAACCGAACAGACTCACAGATCGGCCGGCGGCAGGTGACGCAAGCTCGACCTATTCTCGATTCACGCCGTTCCTCGCTCAGGCGGCGGGACGCCGATACTCGGTGGAAGGCCTTGCAGCACGCCTTCGTGCAGAAGACCTGCTCCCTCCCCCTGCCGGTTCGCTCCCACGAAAACTGCTTCTTGCAGTGTTTACACGTACGATCAGACACGTCGAACTCCTCAACAGTTCGGCCACGCCCCGGGTCGGTAGCCGCCGACGCCGGGGTTTCGTTTGTTGATCCAGCAGTGATCTGTTCCGAAATCTCTGAACTATGCGCGCGGATTTGCGCCCTCTCCCGCGGCGAATCGTTTGAGGCTGTCGCGGTCCCCTCCCCTGGGGGTGGGTGTTCCGACCTCCTGGCTGGCCCGTGGGCGGGTCAGAATCGGTCAGCTTGGCGGGAGTTGCAGGACCGGCAGACGACTGTCAGGGGGCCTCGTGGGTCTCCGCCTCTAGCGATCGGGACGACATGGTTGGCGGTGAGGTCTGTGGCCTCGTGTGCGGGCTGTCCGATGCCGGGGCACCAGTTGCCATACCGGGCACGGTGTGCGTCCACGGCGGCTTTGCGGCGCTTCTGCTCTGCCGCATCGCGGGTGACCTTCGTTGGTGTTGTTGCCCTCTGGTGCCTGTCCCGTTCCTGTTGGTGTCGGGGGCAGAGCGTGTCGGGTTGGATGTTGGGGCAGCCGGGGATGCGGCAGACACGGTTACGGCTGCGCGCCATCAGTGCTTGCCTCGTATCCAGGCTCTGCCCTTGCCAACCGGAGTATCAAGGTCTGCGCCTTGATGGTCGCAGTGGATGTGGATCTCCCCGATGTGGATGGCGCCTGTGGATTGGTCGGTCGTGTCGTTGCCGAGGATGGCGTTGCCGATGCGGATCAGTACGTGACCGGTGATGTCGGCGATCGCCTTGATCGGATCCATGCGGGGCCTCCACGGTGTTGGGGTTCCGCCCACGCTCAGGGCTGCCAGGCCGACTTGAAATGAGTCATCCGAGCGTGGACGGAAGTATGTGCGCCCCACCGGCAGGGGAGTTGCCGGCGGGGCGCTGTATCCCCGGGCGCCAACAGGCTGCTCGCGGGGGCCGGGACTACCACCTAGTGGCGTGTGTGCGCCGGGGGGAAGAGGCTGCAACACAGGATGTCCCGGAAGATGAAACCCCACCAGGCCCGGAGGACGGTGGGGAGTTACGCAGATGCGGATGGGATCGAACCACCGACACGCGGCTTTGGAGACCGCTGCTCTACCACTGAGCTACGCACCTTGAGTTCCCGGCTTCACGGCCGGGAGACTGCCAACTACTTGACGATCTGATTCGCGAAGTCCTTCATCCGGGTGAGCTTCTCGAGGGTCTTCCTCGTCGCTTCACTGTCCCCGAAGTCGGCTACGACGAACCCTTCACGATCAGGGTTCTGAAGGCTGAAGCTCCGGATCTGTCCGCACCATCGGTCACTCCCGCTCTGGTCGACAGTCAGGTAGCAGCCGTTGCGGCCGTGCTGCGCGATGAACTGCCCGAGCGGTGACGCGAGTGCGACCGCGATCTTGTTGGGCTCATCGACTCGCCAACCCTGGTCAACCTCGCCGACAAGGTTGAAGTCCCTGTCCCACACCCGAACGTTGTTTCCACTCATGCGACGTTCCCCTCGTCTGCAGTCGACTATGACTCGCCGATACTACGTTCTGTTCCCCTGGCGGGACTCGAACCCGCATTGCCTTCACGACGCTGGGATGGCGTCGCGGCGCTCTACCAAGTTTTGCTACAGGGGACCTATTCAGTTGTCAGCTACATCGATCTACGTCCCAGGGGCCGGATATCCCGCGCCCAGGGGCACGGGCGTCGATGTAGGGCTCGCCGCACTAGGTACGGCTTGAGCGAGCGCTTCTCTGGGGCTCGCATCCCTGCAATGGATTACGCCGCAGGCGACGGGGCAGTTTTGCAGGCTCATGCCCGGGAGGTGACGGGCGCCTCCGGGATCTTCCCCCAGATACGCCGAAAGCGAGCGGGATTCAGAATCACCACTCGCTTCAGGCTTTAGCCTACACGATGCCCGTGGATAAGGCCATCAGCTGATAGCCCACTCCTGCTGGAAGTCAGGATGATCGGCATACGCGGAGGCGAGATGTCGAATCACAGTCGCAAGCGCAACAACGTGACCCATCGATATCTCGACACCCGGATACGTAGCACTCGACTTGATGTGGTCGTAGTGTGCACGAGCTTCCTCCTCCTGCGCCAGGATCGCCCGCTTAGCCTCCACCTCCCGCAGCACTCGGGCCGGATCATGCCGGGCGATGTGGTACGCGTCCGTCTCCGCAACTCCGTATGCGACGGTCCGCCACGGCCCGAATAGATCATCAACCCGAGTTTGAATGTTCGGTCGATCGTCTACGCCAGTGAAGTCGACCCACCAGACAGGGTCGTCCTGCGGGGATGCTGCTCGTGCCACGGCCTCATCTTCGTCGAGGCGTGCCCGCAGGAACTCCACGATGTCACTCATGACGCACCTGCTTCATTGCTACCGCCACTCGATTGAACGCCTCCTGGAACCCCGGAGACTCAACAACCTCAGCAACGGCATTGCTGAAGTCGCGCATGGGATTGATCGCGTTCGCCGCGAATCGCGTGCCGTCAACCTTCTGGAACGCTGCCATCCCAAAAATGTCACTCATGCTGTCTTCTTCCTTCGCCTCATCGGTGTCGCCACATGCGCGTCCATCACATCACCCAACCGGTAGATCGGGGTGTCCTCCAAGATGCGTACGGCGGTGATTCTGCCGGTCTTGTGTAGCCCGTTCACGCGGTCCCGTGTCAGTTCCGCGTACTCGGGGCCGAGGGACTTCGCCGCCACCGCGATCCCTGATGCTGGTAGTTCGGTGGCCCGGGCCTGGTCGGGTGTGCCTGCGGTCTTCCAGTACGGGTCGGCGGGTAGGTCGCAGACTCGTCGGCATTGGCTCATGGCGTGCTCGATTTCGTCGTGCGCTTCCTCGCAGCCTTCCGTCATCGCCAGGCGGGTGACGTTGGTGGCCAGCCACGTCGACAGGCCGAGGGTGGAGCGTGGGCCTGTGTAGGCGTGCCCGCGGCTCTCTTCGGTGTGGCGGGCCCATGAGGCGAGGGTGGAGTGCAACAGATCATGCGCATCCGATGCCGCCAGGTTGATCGGTAGCGGTTGTTCGTCACTGCCTCCGGTGACTCGCATTCCGCCGGCGCCGATGCAGTCCTGCCGGGTGAGTGTGATGGCGAGGTCGTCGATGAGGGCGGGGATCTCACCGAGGAGTGCGACGAGTGCCCGCATCTGGGTGGCGGTGATGTGGAAGTCGGTCACCGGTTCCTCCTTCGTGGTGAGCGGTTCGGCTGGACAGCCCACATGGGCGGGGTGGTGCTGGGGCGCGGAAGTGCACGGTTCTGGCGTGTTTCAGGTGCTTGGATGCGCCCGCCAGTTGCGTAGGTGACTGGCAGTCCACCCTCTTCGGCGCGCCCGTTGAGCGCTTCGAGCAACGCGGTGTGGCGGCCAGCGCTCCGGGCGGTGACCATGCATTCGCGCATCCCACCCGGCTGCTGATCGGTCGTGGTGGGCATCCGCTGGAGTGCTTCGGGCGCAGCCTCCGGGTCAACTGCAGCCCCGCATGACAGCCAGGCCGCTTGGGGTAAGACGGCGCTAACAACGGAATCGATGTAGGCGGGCAGGTGGTAGGTGAATCCGAAGGACTCGACCCCGTCCTCGCGACCCAGTGCCCGCCCGCCAACCTCGACTGTCCAGTATCCGCGGCGGAATTCGAGGGTCGGGTCTCGCCATTCGACGCCAGGCGGGAAGGTCCCGTACTTCTCGGTGCGCATCATCTCGACCTGCCATACGCGCGCCCACGGCCCGATGAAGTCCGAGCCCGGGCACAGCACCTCGGAGTCGTCGTCGGCGTACCGGTAGTTCTCGTCGAAGATGCCGTCCCAGCGCATGTCACGCATTCGTCGGGTGATCTTCAGGCCGTGCCAGTCGTCGCCACAGTGCGGGCACTGTGGGTAGTTGGGGTCGTTGTAGTCGTAGCCGCCGATCGGTTCACCGCCGGCCATCTGCTCGTCGACGAGCGCATCGATGGCGTCGATGATGTCCGTCATGCGTTCCCCCTGACTTCGGCGATGATGAACTCGGCGTCCCGGTAGCGGCCCGGATACTTCTTCACCATCTCGAGCCACTCCCTGCGGCTACCCTCGGCGCCTTCTCGGTGCGGCGACAGCTTGCTCACGTCGATGTAGTCGAATCCGCCGTCCTCCCGAGCCCGCTTGGAGACAACGATGTAACCGATGATCGGGGCAGTGCTGGTCATGGCGCCTCCTGGGTTTCAAGGATGAGGGTGCGCTCGCAGTCGGCGCAGAGGTCGCCGTACGTGTACCGCTGGCAGGTTTCCTCGTGCGGCCATCGTGTCCCATCGTCGCGCCGGTCAGCGCAGATCGGGTACCGCCATCCTGTGACTGCCCCGATTCCGCAACGGGGGCACAGGTCCTCGCCGTGATACTCGGCCGGTGAGTGCTTCCGGTGCTCCGCCCGTGTGGCGATGTCGGCGCGCATCTCCCGGACATCGCGGTACCGGCGACGCTCCTCCGGCTTCACTGCATCGGCCCGCGCGAGGATCTCACTGAGGCGGTCTTGGCTGGTCATGGCTGCTCCTCAGGTAGGTACAGGACAGTCGCAGGGAGGGCGAGGTCGGCCGGCGTGTGCACGTACCTACTCCCGGTCTCCCTCCACGTTTGATAGGGAACGGTGCTCCTTGCCTCGTAGACGCCGCCCTGCTCAGTCAGAACGACTGCCCCAACAGGAAGCTCAACAAGCTGTTCGATGGTCTCCACCACACGCGGGCGCGACCAGCCTCGTTCAGTCAGTCGCTCGGCCAGCTCTCCCGCGCCGAGTGAGTGGCTACCGTCGACTGCTCGGATGTCCTGCGCGAGCTCGTCTCGCTGGTTCATGCCACCTCCCACGGGCCGACAAGACGGCGAATGACCTCGGATTCGACACTGCGAGGAACGAACCCATCGGCCCATTCCCTGGCCCCGTCAGCGTTGAAGAAGACCTGCGGATAGGTGACGCCACCCCTCCGGACAGCGAACTCCTCACGGTCAGCCTTGACATAACCGGCTGCGAGGATCGCGTCGGCGATGTGCTCTGCCAGTGCGATGTCTTCTTCTCCGACCCATCCGATCGCGTCGTCGATCAGGTTGGCGAGTTC